GCAGGTAAGTATATTGCAGCTGCTTTATTGTCAGCTCCAACTTTAGAAAAAGGCGGAATTACTATCATGCCTAACGTTAAATACAAACAAGTTATCAAAAGAGTAGCTACTGATGACATCATCAAAAATGCAACTTGTGACTTTGACCCAACTTCTACTGTAACTTTAACAGAGCGAGTTCTTCAACCTGAATCATTCCAAGTTAACCTACAACTATGTAAGGCTGACTTTAGAGCTGACTGGGATGCTATCCAAATGGGATATTCTGCATTCGATGTATTGCCTAAGTCTTTCGCTGATTTCTTAATTGCACACGCTGCTGAGAAAGTTGCTGCTGGAATGGAGACTTCAATTTGGAGAGGTGTTAACGCAACAGCTGGACAATTTGCTGGTATCATGACACAATTAACTACTGACGCTGCTTTACCAGCTGCACAAGAAATTGCTGGTACTACTGTTGATGCTACAAACGTTATTGCACAATTAGGTTCTATCGTTGACGCTTTACCTGCTGCAGTGTACGGAAAAGAGGATTTAGTTCTTTATGTTTCTAACAACATTTATAGAGCTTATGTTCGTGCATTGGGTGGTTTTGCTGCTGCTGGAGTAGGTGCTAACGGTTACGATAACAAAGGAACTAATCAAGTATTGAATGACCTTTACTTTGATGGAGTTAAGATTTTCTTAGCTAACGGACTTGCTTCAAACACTGCTTTGCTTTCTCAAACTTCAAACTTGTATTTTGCAACTGGTTTGATGAATGACATGAACGAAGTTAAAGTTATCGACATGGGAGACATCGACGGATCTCAAAACGTACGTGTAGTTATGCGATTTACTGCAGACGCTAAATACGGTTTTGCTTCCGACTTAGTTACTTACGGTATCGTAAATTCAGCTAACTAATCAAACTAAACTATAAGCGAGGGTGGTGAAATATACGCCACCCTTTTTTGTTTAACATTAAAAAAATAATAAAATGAGCTGCGATATAGCAAACGGAAGATTAGAAGCGTGCAAGGATGCAATTTCAGGACTTCTAAATATTTACTTTATTAACTATGGTGATTTGAATACATTATCTTCAAGCATTGTTTTTGATGGTGATGACCAAATTACTACTTGGTACACTGCAACACAAATTAACCTTTACAAATATGAATTGAAAGGTGCAAATGGTTTTGAGCAAACTATCCAAACTTCAAGAGACAACGGAACTACTTTCTTTGAGCAAGTATTGACTATCCAATTAAAGAAACAAGATGCTGTAACGCATAAAAACGTTAAGTTGTTAGCTTACGGACGTCCGAGAATTGTTGTTGAAACAAGAGACCACCAATTCTTTTTAGCTGGTTATGACCAAGGTTGTGACGTTACTGCTGGAACTGTATCTTCAGGAACTGCAATGGGTGACTTCAATGGGTATAACTTGACATTTACTGGAATGGAAAAAAGTCCTGCATACTTCATTGACTGCGCTGATGAGGCTGGATTGAAAGCTATCTTTACTGATGGTGCTGATGACGCTATTGTAATTACTTCTTAGAATTGTCTGTTAATAATAGGTTTAAGACCCTGCCTTTTTAGGTGGGGTTTTTTATTTAAGAAACAATTTGAACTGTTTTAAGTTAATAAAGTATGATAGTTTTAACTACTTCAACAAATGCGCAAACATTCGCTTTAATTCCGCGAAATGGAGACTTCGATACTGTTGAAATAACGGACGACCAAACTAACGAAACAACGGTTGTTGAAGAGTGGGAATTTACGGCAGGTGATTATTATTCTACAATGGAAGTTGAAGTTGCCTTAGTTGAAAATCATTTTTATAATTTGGTACTAAAAGACGGAACGAATATCGTTTATCGTGATAGGATATTTTGCACTGACCAACCGATAGTTACATTTTCGGTTAACAACGGGCAATATACTTCAAATACAACTGCAAATACTTTTATAGTTTATGAGTGATAACATACATATTATTAATTTAAGTTCATACCAAACGCCATTAATTCAAGAGTCTAAAAGAGATAATTGGGTTGAGTTCGGTGAGGACAATAATTACTTTCAATATCTAATCGACAGATACACGTATTCAACGACGAATAACGCAATAATAAACAATATAAGTAGATTAATTTATGGACGTGGTTTAAGTGCGTTAGATGCAAGTAAAAAGCCAAATGAGTACGCTCAAATGATGTCTTTGTTTCATGCTGATTGTGTACGTAAATTAGTAGTCGACAGAAAGATGTTAGGGCAGTGCGCTATTCAAGTTCATTATTCAAAAGACCGTAAAAGAATTTTAAAGGCTTACCATATGCCTGTTAATTTATTACGTGCTGAAAAGTGTAATAAAGACGGTGAAGTAGAGGGATATTATTATTCGGATAACTGGCAAGACGTAAAAAAGTACGCACCTAAAAGAATTCCTGCTTACGGATTTTCAAACGAGCAAATAGAAATACTTTTTGTAAAGCCTTACACGGTAGGAATGAAGTATTATGCTTATCCTGATTATCAAGGTGCTATTCCTTATGCGAAATTAGAAGAGGAAATTGCAGACTATTTGATTAATGAAGTTCAACACGGTTTTAGCGGTACAAAGGTTATAAACTTCAACAATGGTATTCCTACGGAAGAACAACAAAGTATCATTACAAACAAAGTAAACGCACAATTAACGGGTTCTAAAGGACTACGAACTATTGTAGCATTTAATGCAAGTGAAACAAGCAAAACAACCGTAGATGATATTCCATTAAACGACGCACCTGAACACTATTCGTATTTAAGTGAGGAGTGCTTACGTAAGATTATGTTAGGCCATAACGTAACAAGTCCGCTTTTATTTGGTATTGCAACGTCAACGGGTTTTAGTTCGAATGCTGATGAACTTAAGAACTCAAGTATTTTATTCGATAATATGGTTATTAAACCTATGCAGGATGAATTACTTGAAGCTTTTGATAGGATATTGGCTTACAATGGAATTTCGTTAAAGTTATTCTTTAAGACTTTACAGCCTTTGGAGTTTATGGACTTAGAGAATGCACAAAGCGAAGAGCAGGTAGCTGAAGAAACAGGAACTGAATTAAGTTCACAAAGTGATAAAATTGCTCAAGCGTTAATTGATTTAGGCGAAGATGAAAATCCTGACTGGATATTAATAGATGAACACGAAGTTGACTACGATACAGATGACAAAGACAACGAGATATTAAGCAAAGAGCCAAAGCAAAGTTTATTATCTAAGGTTGTTAATTTAGTTTCAACTGGAGATCCGAGACCTAATTTACGAAGTGGACAAGACGCGGTTATTGATGGCGTTAAATTTTTAACTCGGTATGTTTACGCTGGAGAAAGAAAAGAAAACGGACGCGAATTTTGCAAATCTATGATGAGAGCAAATAAACTTTATCGAAAAGAAGATATTATAAAAATGGGAAGTCAGCCAGTTAATGCTGGTTTTGGAATTGATGGAGCTTCGACATATTCAGTATGGTTGTATAAAGGTGGTCCTAATTGTTATCATCGCTGGAATAAAAGAGTTTACGCAACGTTTGAGGGTCAAGCTATTGATGTAAACACAGCTAAACAAATTGCAGGAGCAAAAGCTGCGAAATTAGGTTATATTGTTAAAAATCCAAGTTTGGTAAGTCAAAGAATGATTGACCGAGAGGACAGAGGGTATTATAGAAAATAAGATGGCAGAGGCATTACTTATAACAAGAGATGACATCGTGAAGTTTACAGCCATGAATGGCAACGTAGACACGGATAACTTTATTCAATGGATTAAAGTAGCTCAAGATATTCACATTCAAACATACTTAGGCACTAAATTATTAGACAAAATAAAAGATGATATTGTAAACGATGATTTAGGTGGTAATTATTTAACGCTTGTAACGACTTATATAAAGCCTATGCTGATACATTGGGCGATGGTTGAATACTTACCCTTTGCGGCTTATACAATCGCTAATAAAGGCGTATTTAAACACAATTCGGAGAACGCTACAAACGTAGAAAAAGACGAAATAGATTTTTTAATAGAAAAAGAGCGTTCAATAGCTCAACACTACACTGAAAGGTTTATTGATTACATGAGTTTTAACCAAGACTTATTTCCTGAATACAACTTAAATTCAAATGGGGATATGTACCCGGACACACAAAACAATTATTTTGGATGGTTCATTTAAAGAAATACAAGCCTAAGGCTGAAAACATTAAAAAATTACAAATTTATTTAAACAAAATAAATGGCGGACGTAAAGATAAGTCAACTAACAGCGAAAGCGGCAAAGGTTGAAAGCACAGATAGGATTCCAATAGCAGATTATAACGGATCAACTTACGATACTAAGTATGTAACTGGAGCTGAAATTAACGAGGTAAGTTTAGATACTTCGCCTCAATTAGGTGGTAACTTAGATGTAAACGGACATACTATTACAAGCGCTTCTAATGGAAATATTCAAATAAGACCTAACGGAACTGGTGCGGTTTTAATTGGCGATTCAAGTGGTTCAAATGCAGCTCCTTTAAGGTTTATGGAATTGTCAGATAACGGCACTAATTATGTAGGTTTAAAAGCTGCTAATAATTTAACTGGCAACACTACCTATACATTGCCAACAGCAGATGGAACAAGTGGACAAGTATTACAAACAAATGGAAGTGGTACATTAAGCTGGACTGCAAGAACTGGTTATACTTATGAAATAGGACAATATGTATCTTCTGAGGGTGGAGTTGTTTTTCATAGATATATTGATAATGGTGTTCAATATTATTTAGTTGTTGACACAACTGATTTAAGTACAAGTTCAGCATGGAGTAATATAACTGGAACTGCAATAGGCGCAACAGCTCAAAGTACTTGGGATGGTTTAAGTAATTCAAATGCAATAGTTGGGCAATCAGGATTTACAAGTGGAGCGGCTAAATTATGTTTAGATTCAACAAACAATAGTAAATCAGATTGGTATTTACCTGCAATAAGTGAATTAAGTTTATTATATAATAATATGTTTAATGTAAACAAGACATTGAATTCAATTTCAGGAACTCAATTAGTTGTCACTGCTTATTGGTCAAGCACCGAGCTTTCAAGCAATGAGGCATGGTATTATGTAAATTGGCAATCAATTAACCAATCAAAGTCATTTGGATTTGGTTATGTTCGCGCAGTAAGAAAATTTAGCATATAGGACAAAACACGAATCAATAAGTTAAATAAATATGGCAAATAGTAACGGTTGGGGTGACGGAGCAGCAAACAACTCAATAGGTTGGGGGCAAGGTGCAAACAACGCTATTGGTTGGGGTGACATTCACGCTGATAGTTGGGCGGGTTTAACGGATATTGTAGGTGTTACAACAGACCCTGATGCACAAGCATTCATCACAGCGGCTTCAATTACAGACCCTACTCAACAAAGTGCTATTAATCAGTTAGTACTTGACTTACAAGGTTATTCTATTTGGACTAAATTTTCAGCTTTGTATCCATTTGTTGGTGGGACGGCTTCAACGCACAAGTTTAATTTAAAAAATCCTTTAGACACAAATGCAGCATTTAGATTGGTGTTTAGTGGAGGAGGTACGCATTCAGTAAATGGGTATCAAACAAATGGAGTTAATGCTTTTGCTGAAACCTATTATAATCCTTCAACTAATTTAAGTGATATAAATAGTAACCATATTTCAATATACTCAAGAACTAATAATGTAGGTGGCATTGATATGGGAGGAGGTTTTGGTTCTGTTTTAGTTGACCTTGAATTAAATTACGCTGCAACATCATACAATTGGAATATGGCAGCTAATTTTAGTCACACGAACTCTAATTCAACAGGCTTTTATGTTAATACAAGAACAGCTTCAAATGCTTTTAAATTAATAAAAAACGGAAGTACTGTTTTAGGAAGTTCAATGGGTGCGGCTGGAGCAACAAAACCTAATACTACATATCATATCGGTAAAAGAAACTACGACACACTTTGGACTAATAGACAATATGCTTTTGCTTCAATAGGTGACGGTTTAACAGATACCGAAGCAGCTAACTTTTATACAGCAGTTCAAGCATTTCAAACTACCTTAGGACGCTCAATAGGAACTCAAACAGTAAG